TTTTATAACTAACAGCCATATCACACCTCCGTGCGTGTTTCTAATCACTTTGAATAATATTATATCACGCAAATGTGAATTTTTCAATACCGAGCAGCCTTCTCACAGAATTTTCTGTGGGAGGGCTTATTTTTTTGCTCTTTTTTGAGCGAAAGGGGGTTCGATTCGGTGGGAATTTTCGCTTATAGGCAGGAGAATGAGAAAATTTTCGGATGTTCTGTTCAAACGCCAATTACACCTCCAGTGGGTAGTGGGGGTTGACATTTCTCCCATGTAAACGAGGACAGCAGAGATTTCATATAAAAATATGAATTTCCTTCGTCAAAACGCACCGCCCATCTCCAAAGAGGAGTAGAGGGAAGAAATTTTCAAGAGTTAGGGGCCAAATGGACTTCTCACGTCCGGTGGGAAGTGAAGAAACTTTCAAAAGTTTTCGGCCAAACCGGGATCTGACCTCCAGTGGGTAGTGGGAGAAGAAATTTCTCAAAAAAGTTTTCGGATTTTTCGCCAAAACGCACTTCTCGTTTCCATTAGGGAGTGTAAGGAGAAATTTCCTCAACCTTCGTCAAAACGGCTCCTTGCTGACCAAGTGCCAACTGTAAGGGGCAACACAACATCGAAAGGAGGCACACACAGTGCAAGTTCAATTAGAAAAAATACCGCAGTTTCTAAAGGACAACGGACAGTTCTGCTGTTGGCAGTACGAACTGCGGGACGGTGACAAAACCAAGGTGCCATATACGCCCGGTACCACACGCAAAGCCAATGTAAAAAACCCTGCTACTTTCACAGCCTTTGAGACTGCGGCATCCGCAACAGGCTATGAGGGTATTGGCATCCGTGTCCACGGCGGGATCGTTGGTATCGACCTCGATCACTGCATCGTGGATTGCAAACTGCTCCCGTGGGCACAGGAAATTGTAGACCGCTTCAGTGCGACCTACATCGAGGTCAGTCCCTCCGGCTCGGGTATCCGCATCTTCTGTCTGCTGCCGGACAGCTTCATCTACGATACCCAGACCTACTACATCAAGAAAGGTGACATCGAGGTCTACATTCCCGGTCACACCAACCGATTCCTCACCGTCACCGGCAATGCCCTCACGGAGGCCGATGTGGCAGAAACGGCGGAGGCGCTCCTCTGGCTTCTCGACACCTATATGCGCCGTCCCACACCGCCTACTCCTGCTGTGTCAGTCCCCGGTGAAAGCTACCTCAGCGATGAGGCAGTCATCGAAAAAGCCTCTGCCGCCCGGAACGGAGATAAGTTCCGCAGGCTGTGGGATGGAGACATCACCGGGTATAAGAGCCAGAGCGAAGCGGATGCCGCCCTCGTTGCTACGCTGGCATTCTGGTGCAGCGGTGATAAGGCGCAGATGGACAGGCTGTTCCGGCAGTCCGGCTTGATGCGAGAAAAGTGGGATACCCTCCGTGGCGCTGACACCTACGGCAATATCTCCATCGAAAAGGCGGTGGCTCGGATGACGGACTACTACAAACCCATCATCCCACGCTCCGCCGCCGAGGACTTTGGTGTGGATCGGCTAAAGGAACTTGACCCTATGGACTCCTCCAAATACCCGTGGAACGACATCGGCGCCGGTCACATCTTTGCAGATTTCTACCAAGACCGACTGCGCTATGTGCCGGAACGAAAGATGTGGTTTCACTACGAGGGCGGTATATGGCAGCCGGACACCGGCAATCTCCGTGCGATGCTCTACTGCATGGAACTGGCAGACCTCATGTATACCTTCGCCCTTGAGATAAGGGACGAGGATAAGCGCAAGTCCTATATGAAATATGCCAGCCGATGGCAGAGCCACTCCAACCGGGTCAACATCCTCAAGGATGCCCAAGTGTACCATCCCATTCCGTATGGCAGTTTCGATGCGGACATTTACATTTTCAACTGCAAAAATGGCACTCTGCATATCGACACCGGGGAGTTCACCGAACACCGCAGTGCCGATCTCCTCACCAAGATAAGTCCTGTGGTGTATGACCCGACAGCCTACTCGGAGCGTTTCGCCACCTACATTGACGAAATCATGAGCGGTGATGCTGACCGGGCAAAGTTCCTGCAGAAGATACTCGGCTACGGCCTTACCGGGGATACCCGCCACGAGTGCATGACCATCCTCTACGGCGTGACCACACGCAACGGCAAAGGCACACTCTGCGAGAGCGTACTGAAAGTGCTTGGGGATTACGGCTGTGCCTCCCGCCCGGAGACCATCGCTATGAAAAGCTACACCAATGGCTCACAGCCGAGTGAGGATGTGGCCCGTCTCGCCGGTGTCCGTTTCGTGAATATCCCGGAGCCGGGAAAAGGCATGGTGTTGGATGCCGCCAAGGTCAAAGCAATGACCGGCAACGATACCCTCAATGCCCGTTTCCTACATGAGAACAGCTTTGATTTCCAACCGCAGTTCAAGATCTATGTGAACACCAACTTCCTGCCGGTCATCAACGATATGACCCTGTTCTCCAGTGACCGCATCATCATTATCCCGTTTGACCGCCACTTCGATGAGCAGTCCCGTGATACCACGCTCAAGCGCCGCTTTGCGGAGGAGGGTGTCCAGAGCGCCATCCTCAACTGGCTGTTGGAGGGATATCGCCTGTTGCAGACGGAAGGACTGTTCCTGCCCAAGTCCGTGAAGGATGCCACAGACCGCTATCAGCACGACAGCGACAAGATGGCGCTGTTCTTTGAGGACAACCTCGTGGCGGACGATACAGCCGAGGAACTGACCTCCACGGTCTATGCCCGGTATAAGGGATGGTGCCAAGAGAACGGCAGTTACCCGGAGGGCATGAAGAACTTTAAGCAAGGGCTGCAGGCTTTTGCCCAAGTAGTCCGCAAGCGCCCCAAACACGGCGGTGAGAAAACCACGATGCTCATCGGCTATCGGCTCATTTCCGAGTTCGACACTCCACCGCTGACATAAATCACACAGCTTGGGGCAATGTGGCAGATGATTATAGGTTTTCTCTATAGGAAAACAAATCTTGAAAACAACCATAATTACTTGCCACATTGCCCCAAGCAGAAAGGAGGCGGTGCCTATGATTGCGTAGCACCCCGTGACCATACACCCAAAATCAACGAAAGGAGCAGAAAAATGCGACACAAATTCTTCTACGGCATGGATCCGGGTATCAACAACTTCAGTCCCAAGGATTTTTCCGAGCGTGACTATGACTGCCACATCATCTTCCAGAACAAGCGTGGTATGCCTGTGGCGGTGTCCCGTCACAAGACGATGGATTTCTGGAAAGTGCAGAACGGCTTTTCCTCCGTATTCTTCGGTACGAAGGCAGAGGCATTGGCATATTGCAGAGGCCGTTTTCTGGACGCTGATGGAAAGGCGGTGTAAGCCATGACCGAGATCCGCTACTACCCACTCATCGACTGCGATACCGAGGGTACGGAAAAGGTGGCGATGATCCCCACGCCCAACGGAAACACAGTCAAGGCGCAGAGCGAGATGTGGCTTGAGGAGATGATTCCCCACCACTTCCGGCTCTACACCAAAAACCGCAGTTCCGCTGATACCTTTAATATCCGCTGCCCTCGCTGCGGCACGGCGCTGAAGCGTATCAGTGCGGGCATCAACGAAACCAAGCATGGCCTGTATGTATGCAGTGCCTGCAATAAGAAATAAGGAGGACACCAATATGGTAAACGAAGTCAAAAAGGAATTCTTGGTGGAGCATTTCCGCAAGCACGATTCCATCACCCTGTACAAGCAGGACGGCACTCCCGTCACCTTCAGCAAGCAGCACCACATCCGTCTTTACGGCGGACACCGCGACCTTGTGTTCAAGGACTACGGTGAGTTTCTTGCTTTCTGCAAAAAGCAGCGCCTTTGCCAGAAGCCGGTTCCCATCACCGTCACCTAAATCCCCGTGCGTACCCTGCGTCCGGGAGGGGCGGTCACGATCTCTGTGGCTTTTCACCCGGACAACGGGCGTGGGGCCTCACGCACAAATTCGCGTATTCAAAGGGGTAATATACCCAATTCAAACAATATGGAGGTTTTTATTATGAATCTGACCAAAGAGTTCTTTGAAAAGCAGCTCAAGAAGCATGAGAAGGTCACAATCTTCTCCCCGGAGAACATCTCTCTGGACATCAGCAAGGTGCCTTATATTCGCAGGGATGACACCGATACCGAATTCGATATGGACTGCGCCGACCTCGCAGATTACTGCAACGCCCTCGGTCTGTCCACCAAGCCTAACAACATTTAAGGGGGATTTTACAATGAGTACCATCGACACCTTTACTCCCGTCAATCAGCCGGAGTACCACAACCACTTCTGGAACTACCTTATGGGCAAGGAGGGGCATGAGACCTTCCTCGACCTCGGCAGAAAGGTCACCGGCGCATATGCGATGCCGACCACTTCTTCCAAGAAGTTCGAAGATAAGCTGAAGGCAGAGAGCCTCTTCCGTCAGCTTTCCACTGTCCACTATGCGCCCAACGGCCCTTCCACCATCCTTGCGAGGGTCAATACCGACTCCGCTGAATGGGTCGGCCCCGGCGGTGCTATCAGCGCATACGATGCCATCAACGATTTCAGTACCTACAAGCTGAACGACCACAAGCTGGCTGTCATCATGCAGCTTGACGCATCCTTCCTGCACGATAACCGCTACATTTTTGAATCCTATGTGACCGACAGACTGGTCAAGGATTTCTCCCACGCAGAGGAGCGTGGCTTCATCAACGGCACCGGTGTGAATATGCCTACCGGCATTCTGGCAGAGAACGGCGGCGCAGAGGTCGGTGTGACCGCTGATGCCATCACCTACGAAAATGTGGTCAAGCTGTTCTTCTCCGCCAAGCCGGAGTACCGCAAGGATGGTGTGTGGATGATGAGCAGCGAGACCGCTCTGGCTATCCGCTCCCTTACCGATAATGCCGGTCAGCCTCTGTGGAATCACACCAACGATACCATTCTGGGCAAGAAGGTGTACATCTCCGAGTATATGCCCGGTGCTGAATCCGGCAGCAAGCCTATTGCCTTTGGTGATTTCAGCTTCTACTGGATCGTGGAGCGCACCAGTATGACCATCCGCACCCTGCGTGAGCGTTTCTATGAGACCGACCAGATCGGCTACCTCGCCTTTGAACTTCTGGACGGCAAACTCATCCGCCCCGAAGCCATTAAGGTCATGCAGATGACCGCATAATTTCCGGGAGGCCCCTGTGGGCAATATCCTGCAGGGGCTATTCCCCCTAAAACTTATGCGAATTTGCACACGAAGCCCCACGCCGTTTTCCGCTTTGGAAAGCTGTGGAGATTAGACCCGCCCTACCGGGTCGGAAAGGAGACCGTTATGGATGTGAACACCATTACCAAAAAGAAACCGAGCCGGGTCACAGAAATGCAAATCGGTGATACGCTTTTCACCGTAGTCTCCGTTGAAAGTGACCGAGCCAGAGAACGCCTTTACGATAAGGTGAAAAGGATGATACTGAACGATGAAAATACGGAGACGCCACCCACGGCTACGGCTGCATAAGCGCCTGTGCGGCAGGCCGTGCCGTTATCATAAAATTCACACCAAAGACCGCAAATAACCCTTGACTTATCCGCAATAGTACGGGAATATGTAGTACCCGCTTGAGGACTGTCGGAAAGGAGCATATCATGAAACAATTTAATAGACAGTCCTCCACTATTGCGACGGATAAAATCACGGCTCTGTATTGCCGCCTCTCCCGTGACGATGAACTTCAGGGCGATAGCAATTCCATTCTGAATCAAAAGGCTATCCTCCAGAAGTACGCTGATGACAACGGCTTCGGGAACACCTTATTTTTCGTGGACGATGGCTACAGCGGCACGAACTTTGACCGCCCGGACTGGCAACGCCTTATGGCCCTTGTGGACGAAGGCAAGGTCGGCACGGTCATCGTAAAGGACATGAGCAGACTGGGCAGAGACTACCTCAAGGTAGGCTACTACACCGAGGTGGTACTGCCCGGCGCAGATGTCCGATTCATTGCCATCAACAACGGCGTGGACAGCGCCAATCAGCAGGACAGCGATTTTACTCCGTTCCTCAACATCATCAACGAATGGTACGCCAAGGACACCAGTAAGAAGATTCGTGCGGTGTTCAAGGCAAAGGGCGAGTCCGGCAAACCGCTGTGTACCAATCCACCCTATGGCTACCTCAAAGACCCAGATGATAAGCACCATTGGATCGTGGACGAGGTCGCAGCCGATGTGGTCAGGGACATCTTCAAGATGTGCGTAGCCGGAAAGGGACCTTCCCAGATTGCCAAGGCGCTTTCACAGTGGCAGATACCCGTTCCCACGGTACATCTCCACCGCATGGGTATTAACACGCCTGCCAGAGAGCCGGAGGACATTTACGCTTGGCAACAGCGTACGGTAGCAGATATTTTGGTAAAGATGGAATACCTGGGTCACACGGTCAACTTCAAGACCCAAAAGAAGTCCTACAAATCAAAGAAAAAGGTCAACAATGACCCGTCCGAATGGGTGATTTTTGAGAACACCCACGAAGCCATTATTGACCAGGAGACCTTTGAAATTGTCCAGAATATCCGCAACGGCAGACGCAGGCTCACACCGATGGGTGAAATGCCGGTCTTGTCCGGTATGCTGTTCTGTGGCGACTGCGGTGCAAAATTGTACCAAGTCCGAGCCAGAGGATGGACGCACGAACAAGAGCATTTCGTCTGCGCTACCTATCGAAAGCAGAAAGGAAAATGCACCTCCCACCAGATACGCAATGTACAGGTGGAGCAGATCCTGCTGATGGAGATAAATCGGATGCTTGCCTTTGTGCGTGAACGGGAGTCCGAATTTGTGGAACTGCTCACCAAGAAAAACGAGCGTGACCTCAATCGGCAGTTCCGTGAATGCAACCGGGAATTGGAACAGGCCACACAGCGTATCACCAAACTGGATAGCATCATCCAACGGCTCTACGAGGATAACCTCGATGGTAAAATCAGCGATGAGCGTTTCGCCAAGATGACCGCCACCTACGAGCAGGAGCAGAAAGACCTCTCCGCACGGGTGATCGTGCTGCGTGAGACCCTCGCCAAAGCCAAGACCCAACGGCTCAACATTGATTCCTTTCTCGCACAGGTCAAGAAATACACCGAGGTCAAGGAACTGGATGCGGAGATCATCCGAGCCTTGGTGGAGCGTATCGATGTGTTCACGCCGGAGAAGGTGCCGGGTACCAGAACGAAAAAGCAGACTATCCTCATCCATTGGAACTTCATCGGAGCAGTCGAACTGCCCCAAGAACAGAAAATATCGGCATAGCCGGATTTCTCCAAACTATGCCGATATTTTTCCAAGGAATAAAATCCCTTAGTGAGCCACCCTTTACGCAACTCTTTTATTTTATTTAAAATACATATCTTATTCTTCACTAATAGCTTCTTGTGGACAAGCGCCTACACAT